TGCAGTATTAATACCTGCAGTTGTTGCTACTCTTTCCTTGTTCTTATATCCTTCACCTGGGTTTGTAACAACAATATCCGTGATTATATCTTTACCTTCTGCAGACTTCAGTCTATGAATACCAACACCATAATCATTGATGTTTACTGTGTTGATACCAGCAATAGCATCATCCTCATTGGCGTGTAATTTGACGCTGAACCCGTCAATTAGGCGCACATAATAAGATGACCCCGTGCCAAGTCCAGCGATGCCTTCCTGCCCGTCTGAGAGGTATATTACACGCTCATTTTCCCTGAACTTATGATAGGTAGAGAACCCAATAGTATCAGTAAAGATGTTAAGATCGGACGATGAAGACTCAGAGTTGAAAGTTACACTATGCTCAACATTAGTGGTGTTAACTTCAGCAGATGCACCCTTTCCTTCACCACCAGTAATGACAACGAATGGTTTGTTGACGTAATCAAACCCAGTATCAACTATTTCAATTCTTTCTAATGCACCAGTAACAGCACAAGTTCCTGTTGCACCAATACCTTGAGAGTCACTGATATGTAAACTTGGTGGATTGATAACATCATATCCAAAACCAGGAGCAGCAACGTCTACGCTACTAATTTCTCCATAGAAAACAGTTTCGGAAGACTTATAGTTTAAGATCTCAACGCCGTTGATGAAAATACCAGTTCTACCAGGTTTAGTCTCAAAAGTCTCACTCTTATTGACGGGTGGTTTAAATTCTCTTACAATATTTTGTATTTCAAGTTCTTTATCCTTAAAATCGTAGAACTCAATAATGTTATCAGTTACAGTTCCAGTAACAGTAATGAAAACTCCACTATTGAGGTTTGAAGGACTCTTTGCAAGACTAATAGTGGTTGAACTTACTCTCTTAACATAGTATAAACCTTCATCAAGATTATCAAGTTTACTATTAATAGTTTTTGTGACTTCAATGACTTCACCATCATCATCAAGAAGAGTTGATGTGGTCTGATTTGGAGTATAATATACTTTATCGCCTGTATAGAAACCGTGGTCCTTTCTGGAAATGATTTTAATCTGTTCTCCACTAAAAGTGCCAGAGAACGTGACCTTTTTATTATTGGGTTCTAAGACTTGGTTATAATAAAAAGGTATTGATGGAGAAGCAACTAAAACATTATCAGAATAGTCGGTATATACGTTTTGTATGTTCGCTGTGTTATCAACGACATCACCATATCGTCTAGAATTTGGTTTACGGATATATCTGTCAATACTATAAGTCAAATCAGAGTCTAATTCGCCTTGTCCTCTGATAGATATTCTTCTTGGACCCAAAATATCGACAACAGTTGAATTTTCAGTTTCCGAAGTGCTGTCGGTGAGTTTTATTCTGTCTCCAAGGTAGAAGATATGGTCATCATGCAGTTCAATGTCATATGTAAAGTTAGATCTATCCCGCAAAGTGAAGGATAAGACATCATAACTGTTTGCAATGTTGTAAATCCAGTTATTTCTTCTAATAGTCTCTGAAGAAATACCTAAAGTCTTGATTTTTGCAGTATCGTTATCTGTAAAGAGAGTGGTATCTCCTAAAATATTAACTTCATCAAGAACTGAACCAATTCTTACCTTAATTGGGTTTTCAGTAGTTATACCAGAGTAACCATATGCAAAAACATCAAGTCTAACATCAGTTCCACTACTAACGGTGGTGGTCAGTCCAACAATATCATAAAACTGAGTTACTGACCTGCCAGTGTATGCAATACTTACGTCTGCACTCGAAGAAGACTTAGTAACTAAGGTGCCAGTTGTTCCAAAACCAACAGTTGAGTCAACATCGATGATAGTATCGCCAGAATTGGTCGATGTTATGACTCTTGTTTTGGGATGAACAACAAAATTGCCATACAAAGTTCCCTCAAGGGTCAAATCTTTGTCATAATCGGCATCAAAACTCAATTTGTAGAATTCTTTGCCGTCTTCAAATATTTTTTGAACGTCAGTGATGGATGCATAGGAGTTTTCAATGCCATATTCAGGATATGCATCTTGATATAAGGTGTTATTTAAGAGATCTAAAGGATTTCCTTCAAGTGCCTCAACAACTAAGTCCTTTGTTGTTCTGTAACCAGCATCAGATGGTCTGAAAAGGTATTCTCTGGGTTTAATTACGTCAACTCTTTCGCCATAAAGTGCTCCAAACAGAATTTTGAACGAATCATCCGTTCCTTTTGACTCATAAAAGTCTTTTGCATTAGGAACAAAGCTTCTTTGGTTTAATCCTGATGCTAATTCTCTATCAGAGAGACCTGGAATGAACTGTCGCTTGACTTTTGTGAAAAATTCTGTTAAAAACTTGGCACTAAGGTTGTAAATTAGTGCTTCTCTCTTGTGACTTGCTGCAGAAGACTCTGAAAATTCCAGTTCATCGGGTGTAGAGTCCTTTCTGTATGACTTTACGCCACTAAAACCCCTCTTACATCCTTCAAAAGCGTATTGACTACGTCTTTCATAGGTAATAATTTCATTATCAATGAGTAAAAGTCCATATTCATCAGGAAAACCCTGAGTGAAGGTACTAATTAACCCACCAACACCCAATGCACTGGCAGGAATCTCTGTATCATACGACGTAATGTCATCAGACAGATAAGTAAACTCCTTTGTTTCTGAGTTTTCTTCCAGTTTCAGATACTTATCAATGTTTTGAACAATATCTGCTGGTCCACTTTGATACTCTTGTGAGATATAATACTGTTTAAGAAACTCAACAAGAAGTGGTGCTTCCTCCACAAGATACTCTGGAAGCTGACTCTCAAGAATCGTTTGGATTTTTACTCTAGTTTCTGCCATTTGTTATTATCTTTGTCTTAGTAGGTAGAACCACCAGATGTGGAGGTAGTTGTGCTTGTGGATGTAGATGTGGATGTTGGTGCTGTATAAGTTGTAGTAGTGCTAGTTGTACCACTCAAGGTTGTGCTAGTCGTTGATGCTAAGACAACTGGACCACGAACAAGAGAACCATTAGAATAACTGGAGGAGACTGAATAGTTACTTCCAGAGACATCAGATCCAGAGGATATACCGTCAGGCAACATAGTAATCATTGTGTTATTAATATCTAGTTGCAAATAAAGATCCTGTAATCCGATGACATCATTTGAGAATGGTGTGGCAGAAATTTCAATAATAGGAGTTCCTTTATTGACAACTGTTGAAGTAATGTTGATAGGATATATCTTTACTTCACCTTTCACATAGTCAACTTCTCCAACATTCTTCTTAACAACCTGTGCTTCAGTTGGTGAGATGAGTCTTATCAAGTTCAAGGTGCCAGTCTTCAAACCTTGGTTGGGTACATCAGCAAAGTAAACTGAACCACCAATACCACTTACAGAGAAAGCAGAAGACTTAATATTGTATCCTATTTGACCATTATGTGTACCGTGTCCATGGTTTTGGATATGGAAGCGGTTACCGAAGCATACCTCATACTCAGCAAATGAGTTGATAGATGCTCTCATATCTCTTCTCATGTTCACAGTAGAGATATTTGAAGTGACAGCTGCGTGACTGTCATCAATAATTTTTAAGAACTTACTATACTTGAACCTAGCACCAAACTTATTCAACTCTGTTGAGTCTGCATATGCACCGATATTACTTGATATCGCAGACTTTACAGTATTGGATGATGGTGCTAAGTTTGTATTATAATAAGCATTAGTTTCAACTTCAAGGTAGAGATACTTGAGGTCAATGATCTCTGGAATGATACCAGCAACAGAATAACGCTTTAAGTCTCTCTTGATATTATCTTTAATCAAGTTTGACAGATATCTATCATTGTATGGTTTGATACTGATGAATACCTTTCCAAACTGAGGAGGTGACAGTTCTTCACCACCATATGCTGAAACAGACTCTGCTTCAGGATAAACCATAGGAATAAGTGCTTCGTAGTCAGCAGCAGTTACTGCTCTTTCTCTTGAAGCATATATTCTGGTTGAATACTTCTTAATAGACTCAACACTTTCAATATCACTACCAAGTTGTGATGCTTCTAATGTAGTGATAAGAGAGATGCCAGATGTGATAACTCTATCTGCTTGGTCAAGCAACCTACCATTAAACGCAAACGATGATAGACCATTTGCAGCAGCACCAGTTGATACATTATACTCTACAGTAATAAAGTCTGGTTCTTCTAGTTTTCTTCCGAAGACACCATCACCAAATATCAACTCATATCTTTCGTCTGCTATCTCTTGCAGGAAGTATATGGCAGAGTCGGACTTAATATCAAATAAACTAGTTGCCAGGTTGTATTGTCTGGATACAGTAGATGACTCAGAAGGTTTTATCGAAACTGAAAGAGTTCTAGTATCAATACCAGCATTACCTAAAAGGTATCTTTGGTTTAAGTTAAATGCGTCTACAGTAAAGGTTTCTACAATTCTTGTACCTTCATATACTTCTACATCATCAAAGGTAGCAATATTGTTTACGACAGGTACAGTTATATCTGATGGAATGGTGAATGAATAACTCTCACTACCAAAACTACGAGTTGTACATACAACACCTGCCTTTAAGGTTAATGATGTAGGTGGGTTTGACAGTCCACTAGTATCAACAAAGAAAGATATTTTTGCTCTTGCTGCTCTTCTTGACCTTGGGGTATATCCAATATTCCTTGCCAGAGAAATTACATTCTCTCTTAATGTGGCACTATCAATAAACACCTCATTTGCCACCATATTGGCATTGTATGAGGTGATGTAAGTATTGTATGCAAGTGCATCTATAATAGTTGAAAGGTTTGAACCTTCAAAATCATAGTCAGTAAAGTTCGAGTTCGACCTAAGGTAGTCCTTAATCGACGTTTTTATTTGGTCGAAGTCTAGATTTGAGAAATTTACTAGTGCCATTAGCGTGTTGGTTGTAATGCAAATGATAATTGTTGGGGTGGTACTTCAATTCCAACAATTTCATAACGTACAGTCACATTAAATTCATAACTATCGAAATCTGGAGAAACATCAACCCTAGTTAAATTCACTCTGGGTTCAAAATTATTGATAGTTGTCTCAATTTCATCCTTTATTGCAGATGCTGTAATATTATCAACAGACTCAAATAGTAAACGACTTACTTTTGAACCCAAAAGTGGGTTAAATGGACGCTTACCTTGGTATGTCAAGACAAGATTGCGTACAGAACGGGCAATCGCAGTCTCATTAGTAATAGCCAGCAGGTCATTTGTCAGGGGATTATCCTGAAATGACGAACTGACATCTTTGAAACCCTTACTTACCCGTTCTACAGGCATAAAAAATTATAATTCTATCTTATTTATTACCCTTTTAGGACATTATTGTCGTCACTATCACCATCGACCTCATATAATTCAGTCTGAATCAAATAATCGCGCTTTTTTGGTGTCCTATCATCATTTGCAATCTCACGAAGCATCTTTTGATGCTGGTGATTTCCCAAATTATCTAAAAAATCGTGTTGTGTTGTCATATTTTTCTCTGCAAGTGCCAGTTATTTTTATTTATTGTGAGTCAAGTGGTCTTCCATCTTGTGATTTGTACATTTCTTCAATAGTTTCTTTCTCTTCTACACGTTCTTTTGAAGTTTTCCAGAAATATTCATCCTCACGACCCATACCAAGACGTTCAAAACCATTTTCAACTTGATAATATTGCGTTGAAACCTTAAAGTCAGGCATCTTTGGTTCCATTGGTGTCAAACTATTATCATAGATACGCATTCTATTGTTAGGATACAATGCATATTGACCATTTTCTAACTCAATTAGGTTATGTGACTTATGTTCTGCTGGGTTTTCACTTGTAGCATAGTCAACAACTTCTGGATCTTGATGATAGTTATCGATAGTACAGATATATGTACCTTTCTGTATACCATAGTCCCTAGTATACAACTCATAGTCCATACTACCAATAAACTGTTTTGTAACTGCAACAACACCATAGTCCATACAATTCCAAAACTGTAAGTTTGGTAGGTTCATATCAGGACTTGGTGTCTCTGGTGCCGATACAAATGCACTGATAGGTAACTTATCATACATTGCTGCATATTCTGGTAAGTAAGTTTCAAAATAAAAAGTGCGCCCAGGTATCGACTTACACGACACCCAGACGCCTTTAACAAACTCACCATGACCACTTTGATGGTCTGTAAGATATTCTTTTCTAACCCATACTTCAACTGAAGGTAGGTTACAAATAAGTGCTGCCATTTACATAACGTAACTCTTCACTTATTTACCTTGTCCGCGATACTTCTTTTTTGCCTTATTACGAGAGGTAGCGGAAAGCAACGTGTGCTGTGAGTTACCTTGACGAGTCTTCTTCGGTTTTGACGGCACATAACTGCCACCTTTCATCATTGCCATAGTTAATAGTCCCTTGGTGTTGTAGAAGTTTTATTGCCAATACAAAGCATACCACTAACGAGTAAACTTGTAAAGGCAAACACAAACAAAATATCCATTAGATAACGCGAGTTTTTTCGTGCCCAACCCTAATACGAGGATCGCACCAAATATCAAACCCTTCTTCCTTTGCATCAAGACAGAACGAGACATCCTCGCCGCACATATCTTGTACTGCACCAGACTCAAAGATTTGCATCTTAGGAGCAAACCAAGGATACTCAAGGTTCTCAAAGACACCCTTCTTAATGAGCACCCATCCAAAACCTGTGTAGTCTACAGTGAATGGCTTACGCCGCTTACTGATAGATTCCACTGTTTCATGGTTCATGACTCCACCATTCTTACGGAAGTCATCTTCTTCCAACCAGTGGGCAACTGATGTCGTGTGACCATCTTCTGTTGCATACCATCCAGCAGCAATCTGTTTCTCCTCTCCTTCTGCAGGAAATGCCACATCACACAACTGCCAGAACTTCTCTGTGTTGAATACAATATCACTATCAATCCACAACTGATAGTCATACTCCAACTTACCATCCCATGGAATTTGCTTCGGTCCTCGCAATACATTTGCTCCAAGAACCTTACAACGTGCAAAGTTAACCATAGAAGAATAGTCTTGACTAATCTGAATACTCATTCCATTCTGTACCATATCAAAGCACAGTTGTACAAAGTTCTTCAGGAAGATAAAACTACATCCACGTCCTGGAAGACAAAATACAATAGTCTTCCCTTTCATCCGTGCTTTGATAGCATCATAGTCCCACTCTGCTTCCTTCTTCTTAGGTGCAGCAGCTTTTACAGTAAATCCTTTTGCCATAGTTGAAAATAACTTCAGTTCAATTCTAACAGTTTATCTATACCTTGTCAATACGAATGTTCCTCATTGGTTTGTCGTATTACCTCTACCTCCTCATATGATAAGTCCTCAAGTTCATAGTTGGTCTTCATTAAACCTACCATTCCCTTGAGGGTCTCCCATACTCTATTAAATTGCTTCTCGCTTAAGTTATTATACAAACATTCATTCTTTGCATATACGTGATAAACCTTTGTGGGGTTCATTTTACCTCCGGGTTTTTTTTCTAGTTATTCAACTCACCAAAGCATTATACACCAAGACTATCAAAAATCCAAGAGGTACTAATACCACCTTGGACATTGTCTTCGGATACCTAATGAGCCATCCTGCTAGTACTACCTTCCAAAAAGACCAATAGGGACGTTTCTTCATATCCGGTAAATTTTTTATGAGAATGATATTGATCGGGCGTTTTGTCACCTCTGTAGGTTAGGGTAGTGATCGATTTTTATATACGGGGCAACGCTACGCCCGCAGGGCATCAACACCGCCCCGCATAATAACTGCCGAATACGCATACACTGATGTTAGCACATATCGGGCAGAGTGTCAACAACTGCCCGCTACGGTTACTATCAACCAGCAATACGATCAAGTGCTGCTGCTTTACGATCAGCGGCAACCTGTTTCTGATACTTAGCAGCGACTTTTGCCTTATCTCCAGTGTACTGCCGACCCAGTGAGTTTACGGGGTTCAGTGTACCCATGCGACCCGCACCGATAGCAATATCACTAGAACCAACATACGACCCCTTTTGTGTATCATGAGTGCCCAGAGCATTCTTACCACTAGAGGCAGTTTTGTTCAGTGCAGACTTACGCTTACGACCGACAGTGCTCTTCAGTTTGGTATACTTAGGAGTGACACCAGAAGCACTCAACGTATCGCAAATGTTGACCAGGTGAGTTGCAGTGTTCATTGCAGAAGTGTGGTGCTTACACTATTACTACACTTCTGAGGTGAGTAACAATGAAGCGCCATAACTTACCATCTATCAGGTGTACTCAGGTCCTCTACATATGCATCACAGTGTTCAGAACCCTCCAACTCAAAGAGTTTCTCCCAGTTGATATTATGTGGGTCGAAGTCTCCCAGCGCATCAATCTCTAAGGTGATGCGATACTTACTCTTCTGTGCTTGATGGTAGATAGTAGGCATGGTTGGTGCTCCCTGAGTGATGCTTTTACAGTATAGAATAACAGAGAGTAACTGTCAATGTTCCTCAGTGTATTTATCAGAAAGTCTGATATTTTTGTGCTGTCAACCCCTGGCAATACTTATCTCCGTCCCCCTTGACTTTTCTGCGAGAGTGTGATAGACTGCTCGCTAAGATCACAAGACCTGAGCACATTTATCAGAGGCATAAATGCAAGGTCCAGAGACATTTATCAGAGACACTTACAGGGGTCTTGAGAGATACTCAGAAGCACATTCAGAGGGTATTATCCACACCTTTTTCCACAACTTGTTGAAAAGGTATAAACAATGCAAATACATTTATAAAACCTTTTTTAATATAAAAAAAGCATAATCTTTATGTATATGCAGTAAAAAGAGGGGTTTTTTGCCCCTCTTTGTCTATATCGTAGAATCGTAATCCTCTCGTCTAGAGAGACATTCAGAAGAGCAATTCTACAATATCATTCATGTTCTTTTCAGACTCAATATCCTCTACGATAACATCTAGGATCTGAAGAATTTCATCCCCAGTGTTACCAACCTTGAGCATACCGAGTGCAGTTTCGCGAGACATAATGAAAAGAAAAAATGTATAAAAAATAAGCAGTTTAGAGTCATACTTAGGACTTGTTAGTTTGTGTTAGAAACTATCAGAAGTTAAGGCAGAAGATGTAACCTTCCAACTCAACATAATCATGACGAAGGTTATCCCAAGTGTAAGACCAGTCGATCTCAACAAACCCAGGAACATCTAGTCCGTAGCAATCTTCTACCAGTTGTTTTGCAAACTCAGAACCAGACATTTCGCCTTGGTAACTATCAGTGAAGGAGTCAATACTACCTTCACCGAAGTATTCAATAAACTCCTCAATAGCAGCAGCAGGATAGTCTTCCAGGAGTTCATTGATAGTCTCTTGGTTGTTATTATCCTCTGCAATTACTTCGTCTTGTTGTTCAGCAACAGCAGCAGTGATGATGCCTTTTGCTTCCATAATAGACTCGTAAAATGCAGTGTATTTTGCCTTACCGTCTACAACATAACCGCAAGCGGCACACATATCAACACGGGACATTCCCTGTTGAGTGTAGAGTTGGACAGCATTGAGAAGTTCTTGACCTTTGAGCATAATGAAGAAGTGTGCTTACGTTAATGGGACAGTTTAGAGGTGAGTAACTTTTAAGACCTCAAACATAGTGCAATGCAAGTTGCATCACTTGGTCATCTTTTACAATAGTATTCGGACCAACTTTAGTCTCAAACCGATGATAAACAGTCTCGGGGTTTTCACCCTCAAAACTAATAGCAGAGATGAGATCAGTTGTCATCTCTTTCACAGTAGAAATACCGCGATAAGTTGCATCATACTTCTCTTCCAAAATGTTTAATGCTTGACGGAATGTGAGAGCAGATGTTTTCATTTTGTTGTTCATAGTGTCATTCATACAACTGCAACACTTTCAAGGTGAGTAACTTTTATTAGAACGGATGTGTCCATGAAACTTGTTGCTTCTTGGTGATTCTTCCATCTGCAAATAAACCATCAACCACACGATTGAACACTTGTTGTTTCTCTTCTCTTGTTAGGTTCTTGTCTACTTTCATTGCAGTTTCGCGGACAACTTTAACAACCTGAGTTTTTGTCATTGTGTTGAGCATTGGTCTAAAGCAATGTAATATCGTATGATGTAAAGTTAGGATATTGTTGTTCTACCCACTTCGATAACTTGTTGTTCTGTGACTTAATCCCTTTCTGTGTCTTTGGTCTTGTTGGCATATCTTTTAGAAAAGACAAATGCCCTTCGTCAGTTGTAACTTGTATGGAATAAGTTGCAGTTGTTGTTTTCATTCAACCTCCACAAGTTCTTGTTGATATGCCATATATTGTTCCTCAGTTGCTTCATCGACACTCTCTTGAATCACCTGATAGATGTAATCATTGTTCCCAATATCATTAAAGATACGCTCACTCAACTCAGGATGTTCATCACACGGATATTCTTGATCACCATCATCTTTGGTCATGAAGCAATCTTCTTTGGTATAAATCCATGCTGCACAGTATGCATCTTCTCCCTGTTGTTCGATCAGTTTGTTGACTCGTTCTTGGAGTTGTTTGAGAGTGTAGTTCATTTTTCGATGGTGATAGAGTGAATGACAAAGTTAGGATTAAGACGGTTACATGTAGCAATCGCTTCTTCTTTTGTTGCTTTGATGTAACCTAAACAATCGTTCATTATCCAACCATTAGCACGATGGAATTGACCATGAAGAAGGAATTTAGTCTCTTGCATTAGTTGTAAGGAAAGAATGAAGAACAGGTGGAAGATGTTGTGTAAGGGATGTCACCATCCTCACCAAACATTTCATAGTAGAGTTCACTGAAGATAGCGAAATCATCAGGGGTTTGGTCGTTCCAAACTTTCAGAACTTCGTTGTAGATAGTGTCATTCATACAACTGCAACACTTTAGAGGTGAGTAACTTTATTCCTCCAACAAATGTGGGTAGTATTCTTCTACCTCTGCTATCAACTCATCAACCGAATACTTATCATAACTCTCACTCATGTTATCATAAAGAATTGCCATCATTGTTTTGATGTCCATGTCATCCAAGATC